TATCCAACAACTCGTTTTGTGGCAGAGTCAATTATACCTGAATGGGTATACGCAATAGTATCTGGAGCTATTTTCCATCCCGTAGCACTGGTTGGAAAAGCAGATTCTCTATCAGTATCAGTGTATATAAAATATTCTTCAATAGATTTAGTTGCAGAAAATGGAGCCATTCCACCATTAACTGCTTTATCTTTTTCTATCTTTTTTATCTTTTTAATTTTTACTGGATCTATAGGTATTAGTTCTTGAATACCTTTTCTTGGATCATTTTTGTCTATTTTTTTATAGTAAAAAAGTTTAGAATCAATATACCAACGTCTAAAAATATCAGGTGCTCTATTAGAAAAATCTAATAATTTTAAGAGATGATTGTACTCCGAGTATATTTTTGTTTTAATAGTATCAGACAGATTTACGTGATCTAAGTTTAGTTTAATTGGTTTTCTGTCTTGATCTAAAACAATACACTCATTAACAATATCTTCAATAGCAGCATCTACCTCAGGATACAGAGCCATTGCTCTGTAATGTTGAAGCATCTGGTTTTCATCACGAACTGCACCAGAAAAATCAACAAAGGTACCAAATACACCACCAGTTTCTAAGACGTACGAACCGTCATACGAATCTGGAGTGATAGGTTCCGACCGTGTAGTTTCAGGACGTTTTTTGCCTAATTTAAATCCAAATAAATCTAGTTCCATAATATAATATTTAGGTTAGTTTTCAGCCAGTACCAGATCCACCAACGCTAATTCCGCCACCAGATATGCTATCTTCGATATGGCTATATGCCATAGTTACAGCAAAAAATGCTAGTTGATTATCAACACTCATGTCTAATTGAATTGGCCCAACTTGAATAGGCCAACAACCTCTTAATTTAAATCCTTTAAGAACTGCATGGTCTGTATTATTTGTAGTATCTGTGTCTGTTTGATTCCACGGAGTACCAGTTGGCTGTGCATGATCTAGGTGCTGTACTTCCCAAGTACAGTTAGATAGAGGATTTCCTTCACTGCCACCATTAGCCGCAAAAAGACGAGATACGCCCAATCCTTGACCAGTATCAACTATAAGATCGCTCCATTTCATAAATTTACTATGTAAACTACTGGCCTGTGCTCCACCAGAACCAACAGCATCATCCATAACTAAAATTTGCCACGGATTAAATACTCTATGAGAAGGAAGTTGTATTGTTTTTCCGCGAAAATTTATAGGAGTAGTGCCCACGGTAAGAGCTGGAAAAGAAGCGGCACGAATTTGTATTTCCCAGTCACCATTGGGACCTACAGAAGGAACACCAGTGCTGGTTACCTTGAATCGATTGACTCTAGTTCCGCCCTTAAAGGCACTTAAAAAGTTTGAAATACTAGACATGCGTTATCCTTTATGTGTGACTAAAATCAAAGTGAGTATATGCTATTGTTACCTGAAATGATGCTAAAACATTATCTTGACTCATGTCTAAATTAAACGCACCAACTTCAATAGGCCATGCTTGATATAGTGTAAATGCTTTTTTATTAGTTGTATTGTTGTTTGAATAATGCTCTAAAGTCCATTTACACGCACCTATTTTTGAAGTATCTATTGTAGCACCAGTTCCATAATCCACAATACTTTTTTGCCATAGTTTAAATTTTTTATATAATTCGCGTGTGCCGCGATCATCTAATACAGTAATTATCCAAGGATCGTAAGTTCTCTCTCCAGGAATAGGAACTGTTCTGCCAAAATAATTAATATTAAGCGGTACTATATTCGAAGATGGAGTGGCTGCTGCTCTAATATGAAATCGAGTATCGTCATTAATAATATCTGCACATCCAGAAGTGGTTACTGCAAATCTGTTTAAGCGTGTGCCGCCATTAAATGCGCCTAAAAAAGACTGTATACTATTTTTATCTGCCATAAACCTGTATCCTTTTACTGTTTATTAGATTTCAAATACTTCTGGCGGAGTAGTTCCGTTATTGGTTACAGTTAGTGTTATAGCTTCTGCTAGATTAACAGGAGTTAGAGAAATATTTGCTGTAAAAGTAATTCCCTGATTATCAGCAGCATTACATACAATGTTGTATGCTGAAATGCTTCCGCTTGCTTGTACCGAATCCATTAGTGTTTTGGTACGAGTAATAAACTGTGTTCGATTTGCTTCATTATTAGGCTCAAATACGTAATCGTATGCAATATCTTTAATTACAGTTTTTACGTAGTTTAATAGAGATACTACGTGTATACTGCCTCTAGAACCATTTACTGATGCATATGCTGTGCTGTTTCCCATCAAGAAACTACCACGACCAGGAAAACTTATTACAGGACTGACACCGTTATTAGTAAGTCTTGCAACATCAGTAGATGTATAATTTTGTTCGAGACTTATAACACCATTTATGGCACCACGTTTAATACCAGCAGGTGCGGCCCAAGCAGTAGTATTCATTGCTCTACCAAAACAACCAGCAACATCTGAGGCTAAGTTTATAGTTGCAGATTCTAAACTGCTGGATCCACTGCTGTTCCAGTCCTTAAAGAATTGTTTTCTATTAGCTACGTAAACTACATTTGAACCAGTATTTCCGGTATAACCATTACCAATTCCAAAGTCTGCTGCTAGGCTAGAGCCGTAGTTAGCGTTAATAGGAAGAGCTAATGGTTTGGTTGCACCAACAATAGCAAAACAATCTTTTCTAGATTGAGCAATATTTGCTACCGCATCTGAAGAGGGCTGATTTCCAAGATCAAAGAATGCATTAATTCTGTATCCAGATTCGTGTAATGGGGTGTAACTGATATCCCAGGTAGTATAGCTAGAAGTACCAGTAGCACCAACTATGACACCACCTACATTATAGTTTAAATAATTCCAAACGTGCCACCATTCAGTACCTACAGTAGAGCCATCTGCTCCGCTAGTATAAGTTGGTCCAGGAGGAACAGTAGTACTCCAGGGTTTAGTTGCTGCATTTACAGTTCTTTTTTGCCAATCGGTTAAATCCGATACAGACATAATTCCGTTTGCTTTTTCCGCATTTGTACCAAAAAATTTAACTAGGCCGTGGTACGAGATTGTTCCTGCTGTAAATCCTGGCATAATTTTTATCCTTTTTATCTTTAACTAAATTTATTTATATTTTTTACAATTTGGAGTCATCTTGGTCGGAATCATAAGAACTTATAAAACCAAAGGTAAACCAGTCGTCTTCTTCTATTTTTTTAATTTCTCCATCAAATAGTTCTTTTCGGATGTCTATGTTTGTTAATTCTTTAAAATAACTTTGTTTTGTAAGCCAAGAGAATAGTACCAAACACATAACCAAGTCATCAGTATGGCCTTCATCTGCAGCAAATGTGTTATATTTTGCAACAAATGATAACAATTCGTTTATAATTTCTTCGTCTTCTATTAGAAGTTTGTCCTGTTCTACTAGACTTTTAAGTATAGAACATCCCAATTTTTTAACCGTAACTGTCGTACGCACACCAAATAAAGATTCTCCCTTTCCAAATCCTCCATTTAAAACCATACCAGAGCGACCCTTATTCATACTCATCAAAATATTATCGTATTCCAGATCATAATGTAAGATATCAGCAACTTGCCCACCAATATCATTTACTTCAATTAGTACATACGCATTATTGTATTTTTTTCCAAATGCAGAAATTATGGTCGGAAGAAGCATGGGTGATACTATATTATTTCTATATTTTGCCACTACCTTATACGGAGCTTCTGTAATATCAAACATTACAGCTGCACTGTAATCATTTCCTTGCCCCCTGGAGGTATCTACAGTCATAACATATATGTGACCATCTTTAGGTTCTTCATAAACTGTTAAGCCCTCTTTAGTTCTATATTCTGGTGCTTTAGCAGACAGCACGTGTAATTTTGCAGAAGATATTAGAGTATTAGACGAACCAATAAAATCACAATCGTATTCACTTTGAAATTTGTGTTCTCCTCCTGCCCCACCACCTAACTGTTTAATAGTTCGCATTTTCCATTTTTGGTCTCGTAAAGGACCACCTGGATACAGAGGAACCTGACTCCAATGCACTTCTATAGGAACATATTCGTTCTTGCCGTCTTGTCCTGGTTTTTTATTTGCTCCCTGCCACAAATTATAATACATGTTTAAACCGTTTGGTGTAGACACAATAATAACTTTAGTGGTTTGGCCTGAAGTAATTGTTGGATAAACCGAGCTAAAGAATTCGTCAGCAACGTTTGGTGGAACGTGCGCAAACTCGTCCAAGAATATAACGTTAAACGAACCACCACGAACAGCAGATGCAGAAGTAGCAGATGCCATAACACGCGAACCATTTTCTAGTTGAATAGAAGTTTTATTCCATTCAACTACTCCATGTTGTAACCATTTAGGAAGATACTCATACGCTTCTTTTAAGCGTTTCATAATTTCCATTGCTGTCTTTAATTTGTTAGCAAGAATAGCTATGTTTACGTTTTGATTAAATATTAAATAATGAACCATCCAAGCTACGGTGGTTGTTGTTTTTCCTGTTTGTCTAGGCAGTTTTGCTATAACATATCTGTTATTATTAATAGTATTTACAATATTTTCTTGATAATCGTATAGCTGAAACGGTTCAAGACCTTTATCTAGTGTAACAATTTTAATGTATTTTTTAATAAAATAAACAGGATCATTGGAGCATTTCATATACTCTTCTACCTGTTCTTTTGTAAATTCTATTGGTACTCCAATCTCTTTAAGATTAGGATTTCCCAGATATCCGCTTTTCTTTTTATAGCCCATTAGTATTATCTAAAAATTTTTGACTATCTAAAGCCTTAGAACGACTACGGTCTTTATTGATCAAATCTTGCAATTCACTAGTAGAACCAACATATATGGAATTGTTGGTGGTATTTTTTACATTTACTGTTTCTTTCTTTACAGCCTTTGCGCGTTGATGTAATTCTAACAAATCTTTATTCATATCAGCCACAGTTTTGAGTAATTGGGATACTACTTCATATGCTCTTGGAGAATCGCCTGCTTTTGCTACTTTTAATATTTCTTCTATAGCATCGGTTCCATTTTGTATTAATAATTTAATATTATCTTTAGCGTACTCAAAATCAGTATCTAAATTTTTTTGAGTTTTGATTTCTTCTGGTTTTACTATAGATTCTGTTATAATTGGTTCAATGCCTAATGATTTAGAAATAATGTCATCCATATTAATCTCCAACATCTATATCGTATGTAAAATTGTCTCCGGATTCGGTCATACTCATATCAAAGTCTCTTACTATTGTATTATTTGGTTTCACTGGTCCAAAGACATATGATTTTGCTAAAAATTGATAAGTACTTATAACCATTCTTCTGGTACTAAAATCGCCTTCGTATTCTTGAGTAAAAATAGTTTTACTTAAAACAATAGGAACGTCTACCTTTTTATGAACATTAGTTATATTTAAACTAACAATAAATTCTGGAGAAAAGTATGGAAGAATTTGTTCCATAATTTCTAAATTTTCGTCTATGTTTCTAGTGTATGCGTACAGATTAAACACAAAATTATACGGAACTTCCATCTTTGAACTGTAACTAATACCACCAGTAGATCCAAATTTTTCAAACATTTTATTCATTTTTCTATTAGGATCATACACGATATCAGTCATTTCAAAAGCCATCTGAGGTACGTCTATCTGTATACGAGTCCTATTATCAGTAATAGAGCTAGCTTGAGTTAAACGTTTAATATATTTTTCTTTTGGGGCATATGTGAGAGGAACTCGAAGCAAAGTAGTACTGTTATCTTTTTTTAATCGACCAATTTGTATATTGTTAAAAATAGTACCAAAAGCAACAACTAATTTACGTATAGCTTCGTTTTTATAATGATAATTAAACATTAGTATTGTCCTTCAGAGAATGGATCTATATCTGTAAAATCAATAATATCATTATCTAAAGTGTCTATGGTTTCATTTTCACCAATATCATTCATATTATCGTTTTCTACAGAATCAATATCAGTATTACCAGTTTGCATTTCTTCGTTGCTATACGAGAAGAGCTCACATGTGAGTTTATACGAATATAATTTTCCGTGCTGATAAAATGGATTTTCGTGCTCCACAAAATTTATTTCAAATAATGCACGAGCTAAAGGAAAAAATACAAGATCACCTTCTCGTGGTCTTGTTATTGACGGGAATTTATTTTGTACTTCTTGGATGAATCGTTTTTTAGACAAGGTTAAAGTAACGTTATCTCTTACTTCAATACCAAATTTTGTAGCAACATCTCCTTGGCCTTCAAATCCAGAAATAGAATCAATATACATTTCTATAGAGACTCCATCTTTAAAATACGATCCTTTTTGTTCTCCATATAGCTCGTCTTGGACTGTAGGATTTCTGGGAATATAAATCATATCTCTGCCCATTGTTTTTATTATCTCAATGGTGAGATCTTCTACTAGATTCTGTTCTCCAGAATAATCTTTAAAAAAGGGATTAATAGCCATATTATCCTGTCATGAAATCTACTGGATATTCGTATGCAGTAATCATTTCTGCTTCTATTTGTGCTATCTCTGCTACAGCTTCAGCGTATATTTGTCCACCACGCATAGTAACACCACCGGGAAGAGCAACACCATCAAACTTAGACATGTTGGTTCCCCATTGACGCTTTATGAGAGCCGTTACGTATTTCTTTAAATAACGGTCATTTAAAATTTCTGTATATTTTTCTGGATTTAAT